GAGCGCTGTGCCGCTTGCAGCTTTCCCCGCGGCGAGCGTCAGCGCGTTTGGCGCTGGCCTGGTGGACGATGCAGATGCTGCGGCGGGACGCACCACGCTTGGCCTTGGCTCGCTGGCCGTGATCAATAGCCCGCTGCCGATCGCCAATGGCGGGACAGGCGCGACGACGGCGGGTGCGGCGCTCACGGCCTTGGGCGGTCAGCCGATCGACGCCACGCTGACGGCCTTGGCCGGGCTGGCTACTGGCGCAGACAAACTAGCCTATAGCACGGGCACGGACACTTTCAGCCAGGCTGATCTGACAAGCTTCGCGCGCACGCTGCTTGACGATGCTAATGCGGCGACGGCTCGCGCGACGCTTGGGTTAGGCACGAGCGACAGCCCGACTTTTGCAGGCCTGACAATCGCGGACGCTGGCAATATCGTTTTGGCGACGGGCACGGGCACAAAAATCGGCACGGCGACTGGGCAAAAGCTGGGCTTTTACAACGCCACGCCAGTCGTGCAACAGGCCGGAACGGGTGAAACAACGGGCGCAACGGGTGGCAGTGGGACAACAGTCCACACCAACGCAACCTTTACCGGCAATGTCGGAAGCGCGGCGTACACGATCAGCGATGTGGTAAAGGCACTGAAAAACCTGGGGCTGTTGGCGTCATGACTATTGAGCAAATCCTTGCGGACTGGGACAATGTCCGTGTGCAGAACTACGGCAATTTGACCATGGTGGCTGGAAGCTACCAAGGCGTCGAGCATAGTGGCGCTTGGTCAGACGGGCTTGCGCTGGCAGTGGAGCTAGACCGGATCGCCAAGGGCGGGGCCTTTGTGCCGCCGCCAATGGGTGAGCCTGTTCCTTCCTTTAAGCCTTCCCCCGAGCCGGAGGCCGATCCGGAACCAGAACTTGAACCGGAGGCCGTGACAGATGAGGCTGTGACCGATGAGGCTCCGACTGCGGACGATGAACCGATTGTTCAGGCGGTGGCTCTCTCGTTTGAGGAGATTTCACGCGGCGGTATCATGCTTGTGGAGGACGAGCTTGTGATCAGGCGCGGTCTTGCCTGGGCGTCTGTGAGCGATCACGCTGACGCGCTGGTGGCCGCGATCATTGATCCCAATCGGCGGACTGAATTGATCGCTCAGGTCGCTATGGCCGCTAACAAACGCCAGCTAGGCCTGCAGCTTGACGAAGCCGACATCGAGGCCGAGAGCCGCTTTGTCGCGCTCCAGGCGCGCGAAGATGAGATCCGCCGGTTCGAGCGCCAAATGCGCGAGGCCGTGCGTTTTGCCAGTGTGGACATGTTACGCGACTTTGATGCGGAGGGCGCAGGATGGCCGACCTAGAGCCCGGAGTGAGCCCGCGCGCGCGAGAGTGGGCGGCTGGCATACCCGCCTTCGAGGCGCGGGTGGCGGCCTGGTGGGCGCGCTGGCGGCCTTACGCACTTTGGATCGCAGGAGGCGGCGCTTTGACGTACGCGGTCCTTTCACAGCTTTTTGTCTGGGCGGCTGTCGTGGCCGCCTTGTTTGCTTTGGGCTGGATCCAGAATGATCCGCGCGTGCAGCGCTGGGCGCGACACCTCTTGACTAATCTGCGCCTGCGTCTGACCCCGTCTAGCCAGATCTATATCCAGTGGCCGACGCCGCCGGCAGACTACGATCATGAGGTGGCGCGCGCGGAGTTTGCGCGGGTCATGACCCAGCTTCACGCCCTTCCCCGCGACGTCGAGGGCGACGGCAGGATTGAGCGGCGCAAATGGCTTTACGCTGCGACTGAGCAGGCCGACGGGCTCATTATTCGTGGTGACGATCCTTTCCTTGCGATACGAACACGACCCCAGAGCGCGGCCTCAGCCCCCGTGCAGGGGTTCGTGGGGGTGGCGGCGGCTGGGGGAGCGGTGACACACTGGCGGGCGCTGGTGATGGTCGCCCTCGGAGCCGCCGCCGCCCTGCTCTATGCGCGGGGCGAGGTGCTTGAGACGCAACGCGATCAGGCCAACAGCGATCGAGCGCTGGCGGAAGAGACCGCGCTTATGTGGCAGGGTCGCGCCACGCGATCAGAAACGGATCTGGCCGCATGGCAAGAGCGCTACAGCGACGACCTGACAGCGCTGGTTGAGGAAAGCCGACAAAGCCGAGACCTAATGGAACGATCGATGCGGCGCGCAAGCCGCGCCACACAGCGGAGGGCTGAACGTGATGCGGTTATTGCTACCCCTGGCCCTGTCGATCTGGGCGACAGCCTGCGCGACCTCGCAGCCCCTGCCAGCGCCGACGCCCCCGTGCCCATCGTGCCCGGCCCCGCGCCCAGCGGTGATTCCGCCGGCTGAGTGCACGGTCAGCCGGGAGGCACCGCCTGTGTTTGTGCTGCGTGAGTTGCCCCCAGCGTCTGACCAGGCGCGCCATGCGCTCGAGGCTGCCCGGCAGGCGATCGACTATGCCGACGGCGTGCGTGTGTACGCGGTCGATCTCCATGACGCATGGCAGCGGTGCGCGGATTGGGCGCGGCAGGTGCAAGATGAGCGGTGAGTTTCTTACCTCGCGCGATATGTGGGCGATCCAGCGCGAACTGGGGATCGCGCAAGCGCGCGATGAGGCTTTAGCCAAAGAGCTGGCTGAGATCCGCACAAGCCTCTCGAGGCTGTCTACAGAAATTGGCGCGCACGAGGGGCGCATGATCGCGCAGATGGGCTCGCTAAGAGCCGAGCTGATCACAGAGACAGATCGCGCGGCGCACAAAATGCATTCGGAGCTGCGCGACCTTAGCGCGAAAGTGGACGAACAGGGTCGCCAGAGCAGTCGCCTGCTGTTGATCGTGGCGGCGATTGCGGGTGCGGCTCTAGGGCTGGAGGGCTTGAGCAAGCTGGGTTTATTGTAAGTGAGGGCTGAGCATGATTGACAAGTTGAAAGCGAAATGGGCGGCCATGCGACCGCCAAAACCGGAGCGCGTCTCTGATCCCCCGGGCGTGATCCCCGAGAGCCTGGTCAAGAGCGCTGAGCTTGCAAGCTGGATGGCGTTCGCTGCGCTGGTCTATTTCCTCTGGCTCTACACGCTGGATATTGCCAAGGACCGCGCCGCAGCGCTGCAGCTCGAGAATGTCGGGCCTTTCATGGGCCTCGGCTTAGACTTCTGGTTTCCGTATATTGGCGGGTTTGCTTTGGTCGCCATCGGCATCCCCTACGTCGCGAAAATCGCAATCCCCGTTTTTATGTCTTTGTCCTGGCGCGGCCAGGCTTGGCCCAAAGCATGGGCGCTGGTGATCGCTCTGTCTGTGTCGCTGGTCATTATTGCCGGCACGTTCGCGGTGCAAGGCGATGCTTTAATGGAACGCGATCGGGGCAGCGCTGTCGCCGTCGAGGAAGTGCAACAGAACCGCGCGGCGCTAGAAGCGCGCATTGCCGCCCGCACGGCTGACCTAGATCGCCTCACGGCCCCGGCGGACGACACGCCAAACATGCAGCAAATGGCCGCTCGCGCCGGCGAGACGGCATGGGCCGAGCGTGTTGCCGTAGCCCAGGCGCAGGGCTCATCGCAAGCGCTGTCCATCGAACGCGCCCTGTCTGACGCCCGCGCCGCTGATCGGATCCGGGCGGACATTGAGGCGCTGCGCGTGGAGCTGGCCACGGCCCCGACCGAGGCTGCCGTAAGCGCGACCGTCAGTGCCGGCAGCGGCGCCGTCATCGGCGACCTGATGAGCTGGGTCGAAACCTATCGCGCGATCCTGCTGAGCCTTGTCATGGACATCGTGTGCCTGATGATGCCGTGGATCGCGCTGCGCTTGCGCCAGGCGCGCGATCAACAGCTGGCTGGCCTGGAAGCGCCTGCCGTGGAGCCCGCGCCGATCGCTGACGAAGGTCACATGCTCCCCGATTTGCGCGGCCAGGATGCGCCAGAGCCTGAGGTGGACGCGTACTTTGAAGACCTTGCAGCCAAACGGTCAGAGGCTGCGCGCAAGGGCTGGAACAAACGCAAGATGCGCGTGCAGACCCGCGAAGGCGGCGCGTTTGAGACGGCTGGCGTCGTCGAGGAACGCTCGCAGCAGAGCCCGTCTGACGAGCGTGTCGTGCGGGCGCCGGAGGTTGCCCCTGCCCCAGCCTTGTCCGAGCCCGTGTCCGTGTCCGAGCTAACCGAGGAGGAGGAATTGCTGGCCCTCTACGGCGACGATGCGGTTCTGTTGCCCGACGGCGAGGGCGTTATGGTTGATGACGACAAGGCACAAAAAAACGCCCCCACGGAAAACCGCGAGGGCGTTTGATTGTAGGCTTTGGCTTACTGGGCCTTGGCTTTTTGCCACCGGATGGCGGCAAGAGCCGATGCAGCGGACGGAGCCGACTGCTGTGCCGGGGGATGGCTTGGCTTGCCAGTGACGGCCCAGAGGCCGGCAACCTTTAGCAGCTCGATCAGAACCACGATGAGCTTGAAGGCTAAAGGCGGGGTGCTAGGCGGGGGCGCTTCTACGACCGGGAGCGTGGTGAGGCGCTGTTGCGCCGCCGCACGCTGCGGCTCGAGGCGGGCCAGCTCTGCGTTGCGAGCCTCTTGATAGGCACGCAACCGAGCCGCCGGGACATTGGCTGGAAGGGTTGGGACCGCAGCGATAGCCGCCTCGATCCGAACCACCTCGGCCTGCGCCTCACTGATCGCTGCTTGCGCTGCGATGTAGGGCGCCGCCCGTTCCGCCTCGATCATGGTCAGCGCCCGATGCCCTGAAAAGGCGTTGAACAAACTGACCCCGATGAGGAGTACCCCCGCCACTGTCACCCGCGCCCAGGCCTTGCGGCTGACTGCGGTTTCGATGGCGAGCGCTAGAGTGATGCCAAGCACTTCGCTTGCCAACACTAGCGTAACCAGCACAATAGCAACCAAACCGGCTGCGCTTGTGCCCCACCCCCAAGCATTGAGCAGACCGGAGGCTGCTGCAATAGCCCAGATAGCGACCCCGGCAGCAGCGACGCTGGCGGGGGTTTTCGACGAATGCGACATGGCCTTAAACTCCAATTATGCTGTTGTCGATGACGCTAATATAGCTGCTCGGTACCTGCTTGTCAAGCTGCATGGTACCTGCTAGGACAAAGCCATGGGAAAGAACCTCAAAACGCAAACGACCTTCCGGCTCACAGACGATGAGCTAGACCTTCTTGATCGTCAGGCTGAGAAGCACGGCGGCAAAGGCGCGGCTCTTGTGGCTGGCCTTCGTTTGTTAGATCAGCGCAGCGTCGATCTTCGTGCGGTACCTAGCGCCGAACTACTGGCCGAGATCGAGCGGCGTTTACGCTAATTAATCCGTGCGCAGAATATCCGCATGCTGTTAATGTTTCGCTACCCCAAGGGGCGCAAGCATCAATGCGCATGCAAGCGCATCCGGTGAACGTGTTCAGCGAGGCGCGGGGTAGGGAAGGTTAACGCGGTGGGCGCTCAGCCCTTCCGCTTGGAGGATCGCCCGGCCGATGAGTTCGGGGACGATCGGCGGGTTGAGGTTTCCGAGGGCTCTAATTCGCTCCACCCGATTGGGAGCCCCATGTACCACTCGCACCACGTCGGGTTCAGACTGCCAAGTATGGCGTTCTCGCCGTGCGATTGAAGCCCCGAACGCCGCGTGGCCGTGAGGGTGGGAAGAAGGGTTTCCTGGCGCACCACGGTCTCGTTCAGCTTTTTGAACCCGCCTTTGGTGCGCTTCGTGTGCGTCGCCTCCGAAGCCTTGCCTGACTTCCAATCCCGCGCCGTCAGCGTCGGCATAAGCACAGCCGTCAAAAGATTGTCGCCGTTCTTGCGCTTCGCAGAGCGCCCAGGCCCGCGATTCACCTCGGTTGACGTCAGCGTCGGCATCAGATCCCGCTCGCGTCGGTTCACCTCGCGCCCCAGCTCGTTGCCGCTTGGCCCCGCTCGCCTGGGATTGTCCGGGTTCGGCGTCCCGTGCAGCGTCGGAAACAGCGGCTCGCCGGTGCGCCACAATCCAGAGGCGATCACGGATGTGGGGTGCGTCAAAGGCGGCAGCCGGAAGGCAGTGCCATTCGACATCGTACCCGAGCGCGGCCATGTCCCCGAGTACTCGGCCAAAGTCAGCGCCCCCGTTGATCCCAAGGAGGTTTGAGCTGTTCTCCAGCACCGCCCAACGCGGTCGAACGTCGCCAAGTATGCGGGCGATTTCGACCCATAATCCGCTGCGTGCTCCGTCCAAGCCAGCTCCCGTGCCCGCTGGGCTGAAATCTTGGCAAGGCCAGCCTCCGCAGACGACATCGACGGCAATTCCGTCTCGTCGAAGAGTAGCGGCGTCAAGGGTGCGCACATCGTCATAGATCGGAACATCCGGCCAGTGGCGCCGCAGAACGCGGCGGGGGTATTCTTCGATTTCGCAAAAGGCGGCGATGCTCATCCCGGCCCGCTCAAGGCCCAAGGCGTAAGCGCCTATCCCGCTAAACAAATCTAGCACACGCAGGCTCACGCGTCGGGCTCCAGCTCGGTGCGGGCTGCGGCCAGATGCGCCGCGAGCGCGGCGGCAAGAGCGCCCCGGATAATAAATCTCATTCCGGTCGCAGTGTGTTCGCAGCCGACCATGGGGCCGTCCTGATCCGCGCCTTCGACGTCGATGACCAGCGCCTCCAGCCGCGCGGGGGTAAGGTCACTGCTCATCGGGGGCTCCTTTGGCGGTGCGGGGTGCGCAGCTTGGCAAAGGCCGGGTGCTCGCCGCACCAGTGTTGGCCCCCCGTAGCGGGCCAAGCCGTCCACTCACCGCATGCGTCGACGCGGGGCGATTGTCGGCGACACTCGCCATCATTGTGGCGGATATAATTCCAATACACGCACGTCTCGCAACGCGCTTCTGGTGAACGGGTCATGGGGCTTGCTCCTGGCTGGGGGTGGGGGTGGCGCCAGGCATCACAACACCCCCCACAGCACGGCCACCCAGCCGCTTAGGCTGAGAGCTATCAGCGCGACCCACACCGCCAGCCGCAGGGGCCAGGGATAGGGTTCGTCGTCGTCATGGTGGTGATGGGTCATGCCTCATCTCCCGCATCGCCAGACACATGCGCCAGACGCCGCAGGCTCTTGGCCAGCGCGTCTACGTCGGTCATCAATATATCCAACTGCGCCCTGATCTCCTGCGCGCTCTCGACCAGATACTCGTCAGAGTAGTCGCATATCTCGTCCACCGAGATCACGGACAGACACGCCGCCGCATGCACGGCGCGCAGCTGCGTCGCCATTGCCTCATAAGCACTGGCCGCGCGGCTGGCGCGCCGCTCGATACACCAGCCCAAACCCGGTCCTTCTTCGGCAATCAGCCGGTGCAAACCTTCAACGTCCATTTTTCTTTCCTCCCTTTTTTTGCACTGACGGACGCAACACTGGTTTCGCCAAAGGCGCACCATTGATCGTCGCGCTGCTCAGACCTTCCGGGCTCGCCGATATCTTCACCAGATAGCCGCGCTCAGCCCAATAGGCCTGGATCTTCTTTGCGAGACGTTCGTTTTTCGTCATGTCTCAGCCCTCCTTCTTTTTCTTTGTCCCATAATGTGAGCGCGAAAGCAACCACTCCTGCATCTTTTTTTGTGCATCCGCCAAGCCGTGGCCGATGATCACCGTATGGCCAACGCTTGCAAGGTACGCGTGCCAATCCGCCTGCACGGTTGACACTACGCCACCGTCGGCCCGCTTCATCTCAATCCACAAACCCCAGGCCGGCACACACAGATCAGGCACGCCAGGGCTGACGCCCTCTACCTTGAGCCGCGCGCCAGCAGTGCGCGAGCGCGCCTCCCCGTTAGGGATCGCAAAGATCCGCGCCGTGTAAGTCTGGCGGAACCAGCTTACAAACTCGCGTTGCTCGACGTGTTCAGAGCGAGCGGATCGGCTCCCAGCTCCTGCTGATGACGCGGAAGAACCGGTCTTCTTTGCGGTAGGTGATTGACGTTGGCGCGGGCGACGAGGAAAGCGCTTCATACAATTCTCCGTCTTTATAAACGTGCAGTTTCAACGCCCCCAAAATATTTTGAAGCCGATGCCACGCCCTATACGACGCCCCCCCGCCATGCCAAACAGTGAAGTATTCTGTGATTATCTCAGCATAAGGATCTTTCGGATAGTATCGAACCCGGAGCATATCGGTCCCGTTGTTGTGTATATCCCAGCGCCAAGCTTTAATTGGCGTTCCTTGCTCGCCAAGCTCATCGCTCATGATCGGAGCAACCTTAAGCTCCATCTGTGGCGGCTTTGGCGGTGGAAATTCGTAGCCGCAATTGGGGCAATAACGCACAGCTGTGTAGCAAAGCTCATGACATTCAGGGCAGGCTTTAACCGGAACCTCGCCGCCTTCTGTTTTTTTCGGCTTCTTTACGAGAGGATCGTCAAAGAAGCCGTGCGTGTGCGTCAGCCCCGCAAAATCCAGCACCAGACAATCATTGATGTCTTCCTTCAGCCGCGTCCCGCGCCCGAGCATTTGCACATACAGGGACGTCGATAGGGTAGGGCGACAAGCGGCAATGCAATCCACATTCGGAGCATCGAAGCCGGTGGTCAAAACATTGGCGTTTGTCAGCGCGCGGATTTTTCCAGCCTTAAAGTCAGCAATGATTTTCGCTCGCTTATCGGATGGAGTTATGCCGACAATCGTTTCTGTCGTTACTCCCAGCGCCTGCAGCGCATCGCGCATGGCAAAGGCGTGGGCAACGGAAACGCAAAATACCAAAATGCTTTTGCGTTGTTCGGCCTTGTCATAAATTTCTTCAGCGACTGACCGATTAAGATCGGCCTTGTTCACTGCCGCCTCGAGATCGGCCTCGACAAATTCGCCGCCGCGCTTCTTGACTTCGCTCAGGTCAAACCTGGTCGCAGTGGCCAGTGATCTAAGCGGCGCCAGATAGCCTTGCTTGACAAGATCCAAGACCTCGATCGGCTCGAGCAAATCGGTAAATATGGCGGGTGCGTCTGTGATGTAGCCGTGGCCCAGCCGATAGGGCGTAGCGGTTAGGCCGATCACTTTTAGTTGGGGGTTGATTGCCGTCAGTTGATCAATCAGGCGCCGGTAGTTTCCCTCCGCCGCATGATTGATCCGATGGGCCTCGTCAATCAGCACGATATCCACCCAACCAAGCAAGTCAGCCTTTTTGGCGACGCTTTGAATGCCGGCAAACGTAATTGCCTCGCCCGCATTCCGTTGGCGCAGGCCAGCAGAGTAGATCCCAAGCGGCGCGTCCGGCCAGTGTTGGCGCATCTTGGATGCGTTCTGTTCGATCAGCTCCTTGACATGCGTCAGCATTAGGATGCGCTGGTCGCTGTAAGTGGACACAACCAGCTTACAGAACTCAGCGATGATGTGGCTCTTGCCCGCGCCGGTCGGCAAAACCAGGCACGGGTTGCCCGTGTGCTGTTCGAAATACTCAAACAGCATGTCAAGGGCGCGCTGTTGATAATCGCGCAGCATTGCCACCTCCCACAGTTAAAAAGGCGTCCAATGATCGTTGACAAGCTTGCGTGACGACACGCCCCCGGCCCCGTTCAGCACGACTTCTCCCTCAATCCGATAGGCGCCAGTGATCCCGTCCGGGCTTTCGGCCTGGTTCCACAGCACAAGATTAGGGTGCAGCACATGGCTGTCGCAGCCCTCAATTTGCGCCTCATAGGGAATCTCAGCGTCGTACACCGCGCAATGGCTTGTGCCGTCCGGGCGAGCTGTAAAGTGAGCACAAGTGCGGCAATGGACTTCGCTCGTCATGCTAATGCTGTGGCAAAAAAAATTGCCTGGGCACATTTTGCAAACGTAGTACGCCGCACTGGCCTTATACATAGGATCGGGCAGGCGGTCGCTTGCGGTAATGTGCTTGGCCCGCTGCACGGCTTCCTCTGCAACCAGCCGATCATAGCGCACGCGCTCTGAGTATAGCCGATCGTCGTCCTTGCAGACCGCCAGATACAAAGCCCTGTCAATGCCCGTCGCGTGCATATAGACCTGCATCTGGACGTAGTGCGTCGGCTTGGCCTTCTCGACGCCCTCTTTCAACAAGCCCGCAAAAGACCGTGCGTTGTGCGTCTTGAATTCAGCGACGTGCGGCTTCTCTGGCGCCTCAGGTACGCCCAGAACGATCGCGTCGATCGTGCCAGCCACATGGCCGCCAAGAGACACCGCCACCTGCGTGTCCACGATCGTCAACCCGGCCAGCTCCAGATCGGCCAACATGACCTCTTCTTCGCGTTGGCCCCGTCGAAACAGGCGCAAAAGCCGCCCTTCGTGGTTGTCTTCCACGGCCCACCGAAAGCTCAGCCACAACCAACGATCGCACTCATGCCCCAACATGGATGCTCCAAGATGCGGGCGAGGCTTGCGCCCCGCCCTGTCTTGGTTTCGCACAGCATTGTCGATCAGGGTGACAACGGTGTGCTGGGGATCCGCCAAGGCGCTCACTTCTTGGCCTGCCATGGCGGGGTCGGACGGCTCAGGGCGGCTTGCGTGGCCGCGCCAGGCGCGGCGGGGGTTTCGCCGACCGAGGCAGGAACGCCGGCAGACAAAGCCTTCCAAGCTCTAATCTCATTGCTATCGGCGTACTGGCCGTCGCCCTTGCGGATATCAACCTTGATCTCACAGACCCCGCCGACCAGCTGATCAGTGTCTGAAATCTTGGTCAGCCCGATTGCCCGCATCAGCTCGCCCAGCTGCTGGCGGCCAATCTGCTCCGCCTTGGCCGAGGGGTTGGAGTGGTTGATGTTGCCGTACACCACGCGACCCTGATGGCTGGGGCCGGTAATGTCGTAGCGCACCGCAATATATTCTCCAGTCCCGGCCTTGGTGGTCTTGCCCACGGCCTCGACAATGCGCGCGTGGTACCAGCCAGGCGGCAGAGGATCGTATTGGCCACCGCCGACGGGCAAATCGTCCAGGGTGAAGGTTTGATGCAGCTTCATTGTTAGTCCTCCTTTGTGATGGTGAACGATGGCCGGCCTGGGGTGATAGTAATGGCCGGGAGCAGGGGCTTGGTGATTTTGCCGTCGGCAGAGCGCCACTGGCGCATGTCCACTTCGGGCCTCCAGCGAAACAGCGTGCTTAAGTGATCGCTCAGACCGTGGGCTTCGGCCAGGGTTTGCAGCTTGTCGCTGTCAATCTTCCAATTGTCGCGCTCAGCAATGCGAATGCGGTAGCCCTTAGCTTCGCGCAGGCCGGCCTTGAGCATCATGTCTTCAATTGCTCGCCGCTGTGCGATGGCTTGCACCTCGGCTTCTTTGGCCTCAATCCATTGTTGGGGTAGCGACCTCATGACTGCACCTTCGCAATGATGTGGCCCAGGTCAGCCGGTTCCCACGCCTCAAGTTTGCCGCTGCGGTCCTTGGCCTGCCAAAGGCCGTCTCCGTCGCACTGCAGCGCCCGTTGCACTGCGCCGTCAGGGTCTTTCTCGACGCGCAAAGCCAGCACTTCGTCGAAAAAGTAAGGCAGGCTTTGGCCGGTTTTGTTGCCGGGCATGCTGGGCGAGTAGAGTAGCCGGCCTTGTTCGTCGGCCTGCTTCTCGAGCTTGGCGCTCATATAAACGTGCTTGCCGGGCAGGTCGCGAAATGACCGGATCAACTCAGCCATGGCGTCCTGCATTGCGCCATAGGCTTGGCGTGGATCTTTGGCCACGCGCTTCTCAGCGACCAGCACCACCTCGGCAATCTCGCTGATGCTGTCGAGGGCCACGCTTTCAAAAGCGCGAGCCTCGTCACTGCGGCTGACCCAAGACAACGCTTCCCGCAGGTCTCCGATGTCACTGATTTCGATATAGGGCACGTCGGCCCCGGCGATCGACAGCAAACCAGCCTCGGCTGACAACACGATTGGGTTGGGTAGGGTGGGGATCAGAGAGGTTTTGCCTGCGCCGGCTTGTCCGTACACAAGCAGCTTGACGCCATCACGGGCAATGGCGCCCGTGCGCTTCAGTTGTATAGCCATTGTCGTTTCTTTCGTTGCGCCCAGTCGGCCAATCCGGTCGGGCAAAACTGTCTTGCCTTTGGTGAGCGGTTCTGTCAACAGGGGCGACCACTTTTTTTATCATTGAGGCGATAGATGTTGACGATCGACCAAATCAGGCTTGCACTCGTGGACCGCAATTTGCGGGCCGTAAGCCGAGCGACGGGTGTGGGCTACAGCACACTCCTACGGCTTTCCAAGGGAGGCGGCGTAAGCATGCGGACGGCTCAAGCGCTGAGCGCTTACTTTGAAAGAGGGCGGCCATGACCGACCTGACAAGGGTGTTTGGCGGCCCCTGGAGCCCGCCGACGGCAAAGCCGATCGATGATCAGATCCGAGACGCGATGCTTCAAGCCGGCGTGACCCCGCCCGACAGGATCATTCTGGACGGCAACCTGCATCGGTTTGCGACGGGGAGCAAAGGCCAGGGCGGTCATGACAAACCGGGCTGGTATGTGTTTTACGCAGAGGGCGTGTGCGCAGGCGCGTTTGGCGATTGGCGTTCGGGCGTCAGTCAAAATTTTCGCGCTGATGTGGGGCGCGAGCTGACTCCGCAAGAGCAGATGGCGGTGATGCGCCGTCAGCGTGAGGCGCGGGAGGCACGCGATGCCAAGGCCGCCCAAGCCGCCGAGACTGTAGACGTCATTTGGAGCCAGGCGGGCGCGGCCAGCGATGACCACCCATACCTCGCCAGGAAGAGGGTCAAGGCCCACGGCCTGCGGATCACTGGCGACGGGCGGCTAATGGCCCCGCTTTTTGATGAGGCCGGCGCGCTGTCGTCACTGCAGTATATAGACGCAGACGGAGGCAAGCTCTATCACGCTGGCGGCACAACGGGCGGTCGGTATTGGACGATCGGGGCCGTTGAGGGCGATCTAATCTACATCGCCGAGGGTTTCGCGACCGCCGCCACCATCTATGAGGTGACGGGCAGGCCGTGCATTGTAGCCTATAGCGCCTCCAACCTGGTTCCTGTCACTGGCCATATCGTCGCCGCTCACCCCCAGGCCCGCGTTGTGATCGTGGCCGACAATGACGCCAGCGGCACCGGCCAAAAGTACGCAGATCAAGCGTCAGCCAAGCACGGCGCAAGCGTCATCGTCATTCCGATTACTGGCGACGCCAACGACTATGTCGCCGCAGGCCACGACCTCTCGACCCTTCTGTCACCGCCGACCTACGATTGGCTGATCCCCGCCGATGATTTTGCAAGCCAACCCGCCCCGATCGAATGGATGGTCAAGGGCTGGCTGCAAGCTAATGCGCTGATCATGGTGCATGGCCCTTCTGGCGGGGGCAAGACGTTTGCCGTCCTTGATTGGGTTTTGCACATGGCCGCCGGGCTGACCGATTGGAACGGCCATAAGGTCAAGCCGGGGTCTGTGTGCTATCTCGCGGGCGAAGGACATCACGGCCTGCGCGGAAGGATCGCAGCATGGAAGCAAAGGCATGGGGCCACAAGCCTATCCATGTGGCTAAGCCAGAGCGGGTGCGATCTCAACACCCAAGCGGGCTTAAAGGCGACGATCGAGCATATCCGAGCCCTGCCGTCCGTGCCGGCTATTATTGTGGTGGATACCCTTCACCGCTTTCTCAGAGGAGACGAAAACTCCGCTCAGGACGCCAAATTGATGTTGGATGCCTGCGCGGCGCTGATGCGCGAGTTTGGATGCGCTGTTCTGCTCGTGCATCATACCGGCGTCAGCGAAGAGGCACAGCACCGCGCGAGAGGATCTAGCGCCTGGCGGGGCGCGCTCGACATCGAGATCAGCGTCGTCCCCGGCGAAAGCGGGCGATTGCAGCTTGTCCAACGCAAATCCAAAGACGCCGAGCTGAAGCCACCCATCAACGCCAAGCTTACGTCTGTCGCCATCGAAGGGTGGCTCGATGAGGACGGCGAGCAGGTCACTTCAGCGGTCATCGAGGTCATTAGTGAGGTCACAAGTGAGCAAGGTGAGGGCGGCAAGGTTAACAAACTCCACCATCACCAGAAGACAATGAGCCGCGCATGGGAGGCTGGAAGCAGCCAGTGGGTCGATGGCAATCCGTTTGTGGCCCGGTCTGCCCTGCAATCGCTGCTGGAAGCAGACGGCTACAAGGCCGGAGCCATCAAAAACATGCTTGCCCCAGGCTCAGAGGGCAAGCTTATCCATGCCCTGACCAATGCGGACTGGATTAAAGGCACCGGCCAGGACGGTGAAAGGGTCGGCTGGGTCATTATTGAGCCGGGTTGGGCGTCGGCTTTGGCACTTATTGTTAAAAACCAAGGGGTTGACGATTAACTCACTTGCGCTCACCGGTGAGTCACTAGTGACCGAAAGTGAGGGAAGTGGTCAGGTTTGCACACTTCGCTCACCGCTCACTTTCACCTCACTTTTCACTCACTGGTGACCGGTGACAAAAACGCTCACTTTTGCGCGATTCACTCACTCACTTTCACTCACTCCCTTATAGGGGAGTGAGGTGAGTGAATCAGCGAAAAAGGGAGTGTTGGGGGCAGTGAGTGAGTTTTGAGCCGTTTTGTAAAATGTGGGGTATAAAAAATGTCTGAACATTACTTGATTGTAAGAAACAATGAACTGGAGCGTCAGTGTTCAGAGTGGGCGCAGAGATATGCCGAGCTGGAAGAAGAGCTGCGCCAGATCCGCCAGGCTCTGCATGACGAGCTACATCCCGTTATGTGGGGCCTGGAGATGATCGCGCCCCGGCTGGCCACGACCCCGGCCCTGCTAATCGCCGCGCTCTACGATGCTTACCCCGCCGCGCTGCATCGCGAACGCCTCATGCTCCTGCGACGCGCGGCCAAGGATGACGCCGACCCCAAGCTTATCGACGTCCAACTGCACCGCGCTCGCAAGACGCTGCGCGAGCTTGGCGCGACAGGCCCGATCGCCACGCCCGTGTACGGTTTTGGTTTTCGTTTGGACGTTGCCGCCTACGAGTGGATCGCGGCGCGCTTGACACGCACACGCAATCAGGTTTTGGTGCGGCCCGAGTTTGTGAGGGCTGATTTGAGGGGCTGATCGTGAGCAATCACCTGGAGCTGGCGCAACGCCAGATTGAAGACAGGGCCGAGCTGGGGCGCGTGCGCGCCGAGTTGGGTATTCAGCGCAAGGCGCTCGCTAATCTCGAGGACCGCGAAGCCGGCATTGTCGAGCGCATGACGGAGCGCGCGGCTGCCGTGGCGGCGTTGCTTGAGGCCGACAAGGCGACCGGGCTGACCAGTGCTGCCTTCGATGACGGCCCCGGCTATATCGATCCGTCTGACGGGCCGGTCGCCACTAACGGCGCGGCGACTAATGGATCGGCGTCTTTCTGATGTCGGCGATTGGCAATCCCGCTGCCGTCCAAGCCGCAGCAGCCAAGCGCGACCAGTGGGGCCGTGAGCGGTACGAGACGGGGCGGCGGGACGGCGAGGCCCAGGCTGAAGCGCGCTTCGGTGATCGCCTCGAAGGTGCGCGCGCTGAGCATCTGCAAGAGATCGCCCGGCTGGATGAACGCCACCGGCTCAATGACGTTGAGATTCGAGGCGCGGCCTACTGGCGCGGTAAAGTGATCGGCGGGGCCGGCGGGCTACTGGTCGGCGTCGTGTTGTCGATCGCCGTCAATGCTTTGATGTTTAGCCAAAACGAGCGAGCAATCCAGGCGGGCGCACACGTCGCCCAGGGCGGTATGACCGCCGGGCTTGCGATTGATGCTCTTAACAGCGCCAAGGAGCAACCATGAAGCTTTCCCTCTCCCTACCACCCGGCTTCACGGTGCTAGGCACATTGCTCCTTGGCGCGCTTCTTTGGATCGGAGCGCAGTTGCCCGCTTGGGCCGCTTGGGGCTTTACAATTTTGACCGCCCTAGTCCCTGACGTGTCTGCCGTCACTGCCCCAATTCCGCCGCAATAGGGGCGCAAGGCTAAAACATGGCAAAGCCTGGGCTCTACAGCAACATTGCAGCTAAAAGGGCCCGCATCAAAGCGGGTTCCGGCGAGACAATGCGGAAGCCCGGTTCAAAAGGGGCGCCGACCGCTGCGGCCTTTAAGGCTTCGGCGAAGACGGCGAAAAGCAGAAATTAGAATTTTCTATGGGCGCCAGAGGACCACAGCCTGGAACGCCACGCCCAGCTAACAGCGGGCGCAGAAAAGGCATTCCGAACAAGGCCACCGTTGAGATCAAAGAGCTTGCTCGACAATACGGTCCTGAAGCTGTCTTTGAGCTTGCTCGCATTGCTGGCTTGACCAAGCAGCCTGGAAGCGACAACGAGGCTACACGCGTCGCCGCGATCAAAGAGCTTATTGATCGAGGCTACGGCAAAGCCACGCAACCGATCTCAGGGCATGATGGTGGGGCGCTGTCGTTGGTCGTCTACACGGGCGTGCTTGATGGCTCAGACTAAGGTCGCCCTCAACTATTACCCCCGCGCTTGGCAGGCCGAATGCCATCGCAGCAAGAAACGCTTTACGGTCCTGGCCCTGCATCGCCGCGCCGGCAAGACCGAGGTCGCTCTCATGGAGCTGATCAACGCGGCCCTCAAGAGCGATAAAGATCTGCCCTACTACGTATACGTCGCGCCGTTCTTGAAGCAGGCCAAGACCATCGCTTGGGCCAGGCTAAAGCAACGCCTCGCGCCGCTTCTGGTCTACGAGGCCGTGGCGATCAACGAAAGCGAACTGTCGGTTACGTTTCGGCACAACAAGGCAACGATCCGCATCTTTGGCGGCGACAACCCGGACGCCCTGCGCGGTGTGCGCCTCGACGGCGTCGTGATAGACGAAGTGGCGCAGATCAAGCCTGAGGTGTGGCAGGACATTCTTCAGCCCGCGCTGTCCGATCGCCAGGGCTGGGCGCTGTTCATTGGCACGCCGAGCGGCGTTAACCTGTTCAGCGAGCTTTACTTCCGCGCAGGCTCACTGCCTGACTGGCATGCCGCTCTCTACACTGTCTACGACACCGACGCCCTGGCGCTAGACGAGGTGGAGCGCCTGCGCCGGGACATGAGCGAGACGTCCTTCTCTCGCGAGTATTTGTGCGACTTCAGCGCTGCCGGCGAGGATCAGCTCATCTCGCTGTCCGACGTCCAGGCCGCCACGCAGCGCCACTACCGTGAGCCTGAATACGCTTTCGCGCCGCGCATTTTGGGTGTCGATCCCGCGCGATTTGGCGATGATCGATCCGTGATTTTCCCCCGCCAAGGCATGGTGGCCCTGCCGCCGATCGTGCTGCGCGGCGTGGACAATATGACCCTGGCCAATCGCGTCGCGGCCAAGATCGCAGAGTGGCGGCCCGATGCGGTGTTTGTCGATGCCGGCAATGGCTCCGGCGTAATCGATCGCCTGCGGCAGCTGGGGCACAACATCATCGAGGTGTGGTTCGGCGGCAAGCCGATCGACGAGCAATACCGTGACAAGCGGTGCGAGATGTGGGCCTTGATGGCCGATTGGCTGCGCCTCGGTGGCGCGATCCCTGACGATGTGGCCCTCAAGCAAGATTTGGCCGCGCCGACCTACAGTTTTAGTCCGCAGGGCAAGCGCGTGCTGGAGAGCAAAGACGACCTCAAAGCACGCGGCCTTCCCAGCCCCGATCTCGGCGACGCCCTGGCCTTGACCTTCGCCGCGCCTGTCGCGCCCAAGAGCGAGCGCGAGCGTTTCTTTGCAGCCAACGAACGCCGCACCGAGCGGGGCGAGTATAACCCCCTGGAGCGGCTATGAGCGTCGCTGTCCGC